CGGAGGCGATTGTTAAGTCTACGGGCGGTGCTGCTGGTGTAACCGCTAAGCAGGTTGCTGCGCTGTCGGAACAGTTGTCGATGCAGATCGGTGTCGATGACGAGTTGATCCAAAAGTCTGCGAACCTTCTGTTGACCTTTAAGCAGGTTCAAAATCAGGTCGGTGAAGGTAACCAGATTTTCAATAGGGCTGTTACTGCTGCACAGGATTTGGGAAATGTGTTCGGTTCTGCTGACGCTGCAGCAATGCAGTTGGGCAAGGCGTTAAGCGATCCAGAGAAGGGCATCACCGCTTTGCGTAGGGCTGGTATCAACTTTACCGAGTCTCAGAAGGAGCAGATCAAGACACTGGTTGCGTCAGGTAACACGCTGGAAGCACAGAAGTTGATTCTGGCGGAGGTTGAGTCGCAGGTTGGTGGTACTGCTGCAGCGTCTGCTACGGCCTTTGATCGGATGCGTGTCGCTGTCGGCAATGTGGCTGAGCGATTTGGTGCGCTGCTCATCCCATACATTGAGCGTTTCGCAAACTTTGTGATCGACAGTGTCGTTCCATACATGAACCGTTTGGCAGATGTGATCGGGGAGGACGGTCTTGGTGCAGGTATCAAGATGCTGGCCTCGGACTTCCTGAAGTTCACAGGGAATATGGGTGCGTTGGGGAACACGATTCTGACGGTTGTTGCAGCCTTTACTGCGCTTCGTCTTGTTGCTATCGCAGCAACTATCTCTCAGACGATGTTTAATACTGCGCTATTGGCTAACCCGATCGGAATTGTTGTGGCCTCGGTTATCGCACTCGGTGTGGCGGTCGCTGCTCTCTACATCAAGTTCGAGGGTGTCCGTAAGGTGGTGAACTCGGTATTCAACTTCATGATCGGGATGGTGCAGAACTTCCTCAATGCGTGGATCAACTTCATCAACCTCGCAATCAAGGGCATCAACCTGCTGATTAAGGCAGCCAACTTCTTCGGCGCAGACATTGAAGAGATCGGTGAGATTGGTGAGTTGGCGTTCGGTCGTATTGGTGCTGCAGCCACGAATGCCAAGAAGAAGATCGGTGGTGTTGCTGAGGTTGCTGGTGCGATGGCGGAGAAGGAGGGTGGCGTAGGCCAGATGATTAAGAAGTTAGACCTCGCCAAGCAGTCGATGAATGAACTCGGTGGTTCTACTGGTGGCGTGACGAAGGCGGTGGAGACCGCTAAAGAGAAGTTGCAGAAGTATGTGGATGCTCTGAAGGGTTTGACTTCTGCCCAGCGTGGTGTGCGTGACGCTAATAAAGCCACCCAGAAGGCCGATCAGGATTTGATGGCAGCAAAGCAGAAATTGGCTCAGGCACAGGAGAACTTCAACCGTGTCATCTCAGGCACTGGTTCCGACTCAGATGAGGCTCGTGACGCTCAGACCAAGTTGGCTCGAGCGCAACGCAATCTGGAGCGTTCTGGTTACGATGTCGAAGCAGCCGTGTACGCCGTTAAGGATGCGGAGAAGGAACTTGCCGATCTGCGCAAAGATCCGACCGCCTCTGCGCAGGCTATTCGTGAAGCAGAAATCAAACTGGCTGAAGCCAAGTTGCGTGTGGCTGATGCGAATGATGCTCAGGCTGAAGCAACAAGGGATTTGCAGGAAGCACAGCAGAGCCTTGATGAAACTGTGAACGGTGCAAAGGAAGGTAGCGACCGTTACAAGGAAGCGTTGGATCGGTTGAATGATGCTAAGGCTGCGCAAGTGGATGCGTCTGAGCGTGTGATGGATGCGTTGGAGCGTGAGAAGGATGCGGTTGATCGGTTGCGTGAGGCTGAAGAGAAGTTGGCTGATGTTCGCAAGACCACCCCTGCAGCGATTATCACTCAGGCCGAGACGCAACTTTCTGGTGGCACGACCAGTGGGAATGCTGGCAGTGGTTTGGTTATTCGAACTGGCGGTGGGCAGGCGATTCCAGCAAGCCTCTTTGGTGGTGGTTCTGCGATACGAGATCGGATGCTTGACCTCATCCCGTTCGCTAAGGGTGGCATCGTGACCGCACCTACTGTCGGTCTGGTGGGCGAGGCAGGTAGCGAGGCAATCATTCCGTTGGATCGTCTGGGTTCAGGCATGACAGTGAATGTCACCATCAATGCTGGAATGGGTGTTGATCCTGCTGTGGTTGGTGATGAGATCGTGAATGTGTTGCAGCGTTACAACAGACGGAATGGTGCGTTGCCACTGAAGGTTGCATAATGGCTACAACACTTGCGTGGGGTGAGCAGATCACCGTTCTGATGGAGTTGGGGTTTGAGGTCAATAAGTTCACGCTTGATGATCCTGTGCTTGGCGTTCTTGATGGTGAGGGCAGGCTGGATGGAACGCTGATCGGTGACGATGTATCGGAATACTGTCGTCAGGTCACTATCAGTCGTGGTCGCCCAGACCAGTTGCAGAACTTCAACGCTGGAACTTGCAGCATCACGCTGAACAACTTTGATCGCAGGTTTGATCCAACGAATCAGGACAGCCCGTATTGGAATCCAGACACAGGCAAATCTGGTGTGACTCCTCGTAGGAAGGTCACGGTTCTTTCTGGTGGTGTCGCACTGTTCACTGGGCGCATCACAGATATTGATATTTCCTATGAGCCGAACCAGCCGACAGCGACAGAGGACAATTCAACGGTGACGATCACCGCATCAGATGATTTCGTGCTGCTCGCCAACACCTACATCGGCAATGCCATCACCCCAACTTCGCAGTTGTCTGGCGCACGAGTGACCAGCATTCTTGATTTGACTGAGGTGAACTATCCAGCGACACGAGACATTGACACTGGAACAGCCACGCTGGGCGGTGGTGCAACCTTTGAGATTGCTGCGAATACGAATGTTCTCACCTATCTGCAGGCTGTTGCCACCGCAGAGCAGGGTTACTTCTTTATTGCAGCGAACGGTGATCTCACTTTCACGGATCGTGTCGCAGCCTCATTCGCTTCAATCTCAGCAACCTTCTCTGATGCTGGCGGTATTGACCTGCCGTACACAGCCTTGTCTGTTCTGTATGGGCAGGAGTTCCTTTACAACAAGGTTGTGACCTCAATTGTTGATGGCACAGATCAGACTGCCAATGATGCGACCTCGCAAGCGAACTACGGTATCTCCACACTGAACCTGTCTGGGTTGCTGTTGGAGGATGATGCTGCTGCAGCCACGCTCGCAGCCGAACTTTTGGACAGATACAAGGAACCGCAGTATCGGTTTGACCGTTTGCAGACTCTTTACAATGCGCTTGATCCGTCTGATCAGGTGACGGTGACAGGCTTGGAGTTGGCTGATGTAATCACCATCACTCGTACCTATCCAACTGGTTCTCCTGCTTCGGTGACGGAGAGTTACAGTATTGAGGCGTTGCGTCATAGCATCACCCCGACAGAGCATCGGGTTGAGATTGAGTTGGCTGTTGCCGATCTGGTGTTCCCGTTCACGCTGGATGATGCGCTGTATGGGGTTCTAGACTCTACAAACGCTCTCACCTAACAGATACAATCGGAGGCACTATGGCAGGCGCAGGCGCAAAATTATTCACTAGTGGATCGGTGCTGACTGCAGCGCAGGTCAATACCTATTTGATGGATCAGACCGTTATGCGGTTCAGCAATGAGGCTGCACGAACGGCAGCGTTCGGTGGTGCTGGCGAGCCAACACTGGCATCTGGAATGATGAGTTATCTTGTTGATGTTGCACAGGTGCAGGTGTACGACGGCAGTGCTTGGGTTGCTATCGGTGGTGGTGCAGATATTCTTCAAGTTCAGGTTTTCAGTTAGGAGCAGAGAGTGGCAACATACACAAAGACAAAGTTGAGTGCATCCACTGATGGTCGTGCCATCAAGGTTGCAGCGACCGCAACCGCAGGAACAACTATCCACACTGGATCGGCAACTGCTACCACTTACGATGAGGTGTGGCTGTATGCACAGAACACTGACACATCTGCGGTCAAACTCACGATTGAGTGGGGTGGCACTACTGCACCTGACGACCTCATCGAGGTGACTGTGCAGCCTGAGGCTGGCTTGGTGGCGATTGCTACTGGTCTGCTGATCAAGGGCAATGCGACTCCTCTTGTGATTCGTGCGTTCGCAGCGACTGCGAATGTGATCACCATTCATGGCTTCGTGAACCAGATCACGGCATAGGGGCTTTATGTCTCGCAGGCTTCTTGGGTATGTGAGTGCGCTGAGCAGTCAGGCTTTGACTCGTTACGGTTGGGCTTCTGGCGGTAACAGCAGCATCACCCCGTTCACTTCTGGTGGCTTCACTTACAACGGTGTGATCTTTACTTCTGATGGCACTCTCACTGTGACCACTGGTGGTTTGTTTGATGTGTTGATGTTCGGTGGTGGCGGTGGTGGTTCTGCTGGTCAGGATGGAACTAATCGTTCTGGCGGTGGCGGTGGTGCTGGTGGAAAATTGCAGACCACGATCTATCTTGCTGCAGGTTCGTATTCAGTAACTGTTGGTGCTGGCGGTGCTGGCGGTTCAGGTGGTGCTGGTGCTGCTGGAAGTCAGTGGGGAACACAAGGTGGATCAAGCATTATTGGCTCTGTTTGTTCAGTGGCTGGTGGTGGTTCTGGAATGAATCCATTTATTGTCGGTGTGAATACTCGTAACGCCGTGAGGGGCGGTTGTGGTGGAGGTGGTGCTGCGTACAACGGTGGTGGATCAACCACCTATCATCAGGGCGCATTGTCTATCTATCAGAACACAAATTATGGTTATGCTGGCGGTGATGGCGCACAAGATGGCGGTGCTGGTGGTGGTGGTGGCACGGCTGCAGTAGGTGGCAATCAAACAACTTCTGGTGCAATTGGCGGTGCTGGTGGTGCTGGAACAGATGTGAGTGCGTTCATTGGCGGTTCTGCTCTTTACAAGGGTGCTGGTGGCGGTGGTGGTGGTAACACTGGTGGTTCTGGCGGATCGTCTATCGGCGGTGCTGGTGGAAACTTGAGTGGTGCAGGTGGAGCAGCATCTGCTAATACTGCGTCTGGTGGCGGTGGTGGTGGCAATCCAAATAATTCCACTTCTACTGCTGGTGGTGCTGGTGGTTCGGGAATTGTTTATGTGAGATGGGCGGTGAACGCATGAGACCAAGTGGATATGTGAGTGCAGGTCAGGTGCAGCAGATTGCTTACACGCCCTACGGGAATGGATCGGGTGGTTCTTCTTCCACGATCACTTCATCTGGTCAGTCGTACACGCTTCTTACTTTCACAAGTGATGGCACTTTGACTGTGAACCGTTCAGGTTTGTTCGATGTTCTTCTTGTTGGTGGTGGTGGCGGAGGTGGTTCAAGTTCAGACGCTCAGTACGGCGGTGCTGGTGGTGGTGGTGGAGCAGTAGTTGAATCGACGATCTATATTCCAGCAGGAACCCAATCCATCACTATCGGTTCTGGTGGCGCAATAAACGGTGGTTCTGGTGGGAATGCTGCTTGTAACGGTGGAGTGTCTAAAGTTGGCTCAATAATCTTCGCCACTGGTGGCGGTGGCGGCTCGTCTTCTGCCGAAACTGGTACAGGCCCGCAAGCAAGGAACGGCGGCTCAGGCGGAGGTCGTGCGTATTTCAACGACAGCAACTATGGACTTCCCGATGGTTGCGGTTATGGATTCCGAGGTGGGACTGGCGGTGGTAGCGGTGGGGCTGGTGGCGGTGGCGGTGCAGGGGCAATCGGTGGCAATGCTTCTGGTTCATATGTCGGTGGTACTGGCGGTGCTGGTCGTGACATTTCTCTATGGATAGGGCAGTCTGCTGGTACTACTTACAAGGCTGGTGGCGGTGGTGGCACAGGGAACTCTGGTGGCACTGGCGGCACTGGTGGTGGTGGCAATCGTGGTTCTGCTGGAACGGCTAATTCTGGCGGTGGCGGTGGTGCAAATAATACTGGTGGTTCAGGCATCGTTTATGTTCGTTTCCGCAATAACGCATAAGGAGAAACTATGTCGCAGTATTTCGCACAACTAGATGAGAACAATGTCGTGACTCATGTTGCTGTTGTGACAGCAGAGTTCATGGCAGAGAATCCAGATCGCTATCAGGGTCGCTGGGTTGAGACCTTCTTTGACACCGAAGGCAAAACCTACGCAGGTGTTGGATTCACCTATGACGAGGACACTGAGGACTTCACTGCTCCTGTGACACCAGAGCCACCAGCCGATCCTGAGTGATCTGATGTGCGCAGGTCTGCCAGTTGGCTGATCTTTGTACCTGTTGCTGTTCTAGCGTTCGCTTCTCCAGCGCAAGGTGTTTCGTTCTCTGACTCGTTTGATGATCTGTCGCAGTGGACTGTTGTTCGCAACGGTGGGAACGGTGTTATCGCCAACGGTGCTTTGAGATTCTCTTACGGGTGGGGTGAGGTTGTGAGAAGCATCCTTGTATCTGAACCATCGCTCATCACTTTGACTGTCACTGTTGATAACAGTCAGACCAACAGCATCGGGTGGGGTGCGCCGATCGCTGACTCGTATCGTGTTGGGGTTGGTGAGAATGCGCTCGTATCCAATGAGATACATGGTGTTCGTTCTGTGTCGGTGTCTTATGAGGCTGCGACTGATGAGAGTGTGCTGATCTCGTTGTCTGGTGTTGATAACGGTTTCTGGGCTGGCTGGTATGGCACGGTGATGGATGATGCGCTGATCACAGTAGAACCGCTATCACCAGTAGAAGAAACGACAACGACAGAAACACCAGCAGTTTCATCTACCAGCGTTCCAGTATCCACAACGGTAGAAGAACCATCACCATCAACAACGCCAGAAACATCTTCATCTAGTCAGCCTTCTCTAACAGTTCTCGAACCGCAGCCCACAACCAGCACAGTGACGCATACAACGATCCCAGAAGAATCAACATCACTCCCACAAACATCATCGGTTCAGACTACAGAGCAGGTGTGGATTCCACCAGCAACGACCACCACCAGCACCACGACTACTTCCACGATCCCTGAAACCACCACGAGCCTGACCACCACAAACCTTCAGGAAACAACCACCAGCGCACAGGCCACAACAACCAGCCAGAGGCCAACCACGACCACTACCAGCGCAAGCCTCCCAGAGGCCTCTCAGAGCCTCCCAGACGCCAAAGAAAACCCGATGCCAACCCAGTCAACCCCCACAACTTTTCTTTCACCTGAGGCCGTTCCTGAGCCAGTCGCCAATGCACCAGAAGAAGTGAAGGAGGCATACGAGGAGCAGGTGAATATCTTTGATGGTGCGCACGAGGACTATGTGCCTGCAGGATCAACGATCAGTGTTGCGGAACGGCGCACGATTGTTGCAGCAACTACAATCCTGATGACTTTGCCAGCACCTGTGAGGCGCAAGACATGAAACGACTGCACGATTATCTCATTGAGAACGCATGGGTGTGGGCTGGCACAGGTCTGGTTCTGCTCACGCTCTCTGGCACAACGCTGCGTCAGGCTCTGTGGATTACTTGCCTCACTGTGCTGATACATTTTCTGGCGACCATGCTGAAGAAAGGCGATGATCAATGAAGAAGATGCAGGATGTGTTGGGTCGTATTCTGGCTCTGTTCCTCACGAACGCTCTCGGCGTTGTGACTGGTGCAGCAGTGATCGCACCCGAACTGGAGATCTGGAAGAGCGCACTGCTCGCTGGTGCGGTCAGCGTGTTCAAGGTTGTTGAGTCGTTGGCTCGTGCATCGGTGGATGGCACTCTTACTCGTGATGAGATTGATGCAGCGTTCGGTGCGTCACCTGCGAAGATCGCCAAGAAGAAGGCTGCACGATGAGCAAGCGACCATACACAGGCAACAAGGATGGTGCTGCAGCGTCTGAGCATCCTCAGAACACTGCTGTGTGGAAGGAACTAACGAAGGCTTATCCTGCGATCTGGTTCAATGGTGGTTTCGGGGTAAGAAATATGAGGGGGAAGGAATCGCTCAGCGTTCACGCAACGGGAAGAGCCTGCGATATTTCTTGGAGAAACATGGGTGATGGTAAGCGTGGCAAACCGAAAGGTGGTCGCAAGCAGGCGATGGCTGCGATGGATTATCTGGTGAAGAACGCTGATGCTTTAGGCATTGAGATGGTGATTGATTATTTCCCACAGAAGTTCGGTCGTGCATACAGGTGCGATCGTGATGCGTGGAAGAACTATGACAAGCCTGAGGTGCATGGTGCGCCGAACGGTGACTGGTTTCATTATGAGGTGGATGGAAAGAAATCTGCTCCGCAGATCAAAGAGTTCTTCGCTCAGAATCCACCGCCTGCGGTGACCGAGGCGTGACATGGATCAGGGTTGGGCTGCCATTGTCGTTGCTGTCATCACGACCATTGGTGGCCTTCTAGGAGTCTTGCTACAGACGATGCGCCGAGAAGCGAAGGCCATGCGTCAAGAGAACGCTGAGGATCATGCGATCGTGCAAGGTCAACTCCAGCGTATCTATCGCACAATCAACAGGGTTGATGATAAATTGGAGAAGCATTTAGACCAGCACAGAGAAGGGCTACCTAATGAGCAAACTCCTAAGCGAAATAAAGTCTGAACCAGCAGGGTTGGCTGGAAGGAAACCAGCAATCATCCAAATCAAACACCTGCTATCTGAGCAGGATCGCAAAGACCTTGTCGCAGCGTTTGATGATCCGCTAATCACAGGCCGAAGCATCGCAAAAGTGTTGAAGCGTCACGGCATCGAAATCTCAGAAGCAACTGTTTACCGTTACCGCAGCACAGGTATCTACCGTGAACTTGCGTGACGAGATCGCACAAGAGCAGCCCGACAGGATCGAAGAGTCACGGATACGCAAACAGAACAACCTGCTGCAGTCAAACAACGACAGACTCACGCTGCGTGTTGAGGAACTTGAGCGCACACTTTCTATCGTTGAACAGGTAGAGACAAAGCACATCGATCCTCCATCGTGGCTTGTGCCAGCGAAACCGAAGCGATCGGCAGCCACGCTGGTAGTGATGCTGTCCGATACGCACTTCGATGAGGTGGTGAACCCAGAGGAACTCGAAGGCCTGAACGCCTACAACCGTGAGATCGCTGTGATGCGTCTGGAGAAGTGGGCGCAGAATGTGATCAAACTCAGCAGGCACTATCTGTCGGGTGTCACCTATGACGGGGTCGTTGTCATTCTTGGTGGCGACATATTCACTGGCGACATCCATGAGGAACTCCAGATCACCAACGAGGACACAATGATCGGCTCACTGTTGTTCTGGTCTGAGCAGGTTGCTGCAGCAGTGCAGTTGCTCACGGACGAGTTCAAGAAGTGTCATGTCGTGAGCGTGGTCGGCAATCACGGTCGCACGACACGCAAGCCTCGAATGAAGCAGCGAGTACGCACTAACTTCGACTGGCTACTCGCCAAGATGGTGGAGCGTCACTTCAGCAAGGACAAGCGTGTCACCTTCACGATCCCAGAGTCTGCTGATGCGTGGATTCAGATTTATGAGCACGGGCATCTGATCACTCACGGAGATCAAGTTTCTGGTGGTGGCGGTATCGGTGGTATCTATCCACCGATCATGCGGATGCGAGCAAGGAAGCATCAGCGTTACATGGCAACAGGTAAATCGTTCCAGACGCTGTGGCTTGGCCACTGGCATCAATACATCTCCACCCCTTCGATGGTCGTCAACGGCTCTCTCAAGGGTGTGGATGAGTACGCATTGATCATGGGGTTCGGTTTCGAGCAGCCTCAGCAGGCGTTGGCGTTGATCACACCTGAGAAGAACATCACCTTCCAAGCACCAGTGTTCTGTGCGGATCGTAAGCGTGAAGGCTGGTGAGCGATGGGCTACAGCATCGTGTTGATCCGTTGGGCTGATGCGCACATGAGTGATTCAGGCTGGATCGAATTGGATGAGTACGAGGACGATGGGGAGACGCTTGTTGAGACGGTTGGGTTTCTGATTCCTGTTGGTGAGGCTGGAAGCAAGAAGGATCATGTGACTCTGTGGCAGACGCTTTGTG